CCGTTGCTGCCAAGTTTCCAGCCGTCGCCTGCCGCACTTCCATGATCGGCTGGCCCAGCGTGTTTGGCAGCGCGAAGCCGATAGTCTTGGTCAACGCGCCGATGGCAAATCGCATCGACTCGATGGCCTCGATCAGTTCACCGTATGCGGCCACCGGCATCGGGTTGGCTTCCGAGACATCAACCGCCGTGCCATCTGCGCCTACGCCGACCTTGATGCGCTGGTGCAGCACACCTCCGATCTCGTCGGCGGCAACTGTTGCGCCCGCTCCAGGCGTGTAACCTACGTTGTCAGCCATTTTCTACCTCACACATACTGCAAGTATATATCACCGTCAACACCGCCTGAAGGCGCGGCAGTGCCAGACGTGATCGTCTTTTGAGCGGACAGGTTCGTCCTTGCGGTGGCCGCGTCTGTGGCTCCTGTGCCACCATTTGCCACCGCAACCGTACCGGTTACGTTTGCAGCCGTGCCGGTTGTGTTCTGGTTAAGCGTGGGGATGTCAGCCGCCACCAATGCCCTGAACGTTGGAGCGCCAGCAGACCCGTTAGGTGCTGCAAGAATCGTGTTTGCCGTCTGGCTTGCAAAATTCGCTGGCGTAACGGCCAGCGTACCACCAAGCGTCAAGTTGCCGCTGCTGGTTACCGTACCAGATAGAGTAATGCCGCTGACCGTACCCGTACCGCTGACGCTGGTAACCGTACCGCTGCCAGACACCGTTGCCCACGATGGGTTGGTGCCGTCAGTAGTCAAAAACTTGCCCGCATTACCCGTCTGATCCGGCAAACTTCCGCCACCACCGCTGTATCCACCATTGCTGGTAATAACGCGAATCTTCTCGGCTACATCGAACGGCACAACCTCGCCAACATTGATCTCGCGCCCGGTGGACAGGGTAATGACCAGCGAACCATCAAAGTCGATCTTGGCGTCCGTGACCGACACGCCGTCCTGACCGTTTACGCCGTCTTTGCCATCCTTACCGTCGCGTCCAGCCGGTCCTTGCGAACCATCTCGCCCATCTCGACCCGGTTCACCACGCGGACCCTGCTCACCCTTCTCAGGCTCAATGCGCTCAATGCCCGCAATGCGAGATTCAACCTTGTCCTTCAGGACATTGAAGGCGTCAATGATGATGTCAACGTGGTCTTGAATCTCCGCTTCCCTGCGGTTCTCCATTTCCTCCAGCGTCTGCTCAATCTGCGCTAGAACGTCAGCCTCATCACCCGTTGGGCGCATCTCCTCCAACGAATCCTCGATCTCATCCAAAGGATCGTCGTCAGATGCCTCTTTCTTAAGCACCCAATCCTTGATGCTAGCCATTCTGCGTCAGTCCCTTGGACAACCGCGACAGAATATCGCCCTCGGCATCCTTGCGGGCCATCATCTTGTCCGCCATCTGTAACTCGACAATCTTGTTCTTGTTCTTGATGTCGGCTTCTTTCAGCATCAACTCAGCCACCTTGACCCGCTTGTCGAACTCAATACTCGCCAGATCGTCAGAGGTCGGCAGGTTCTTCGTCATTGCAGCCGTCGTCTCTGCCTGAACTTTTTGCGGCATCAACTGCGCCTCGACCGACAACTTGGTCGCCTCAGCCCTGTTCTGCTCGGCTTGCGTCTGCTGCACCGCAATCTGCGCCTGAGCCGCTTGCAGCGTCAGTTGCTGCTGCACCTGTGCCATCTGCTGCGCCTGCGGATCGGGCTGGCTCATCTCATCGAGCTTGGCAATCAGTTCGTACCGATTGCTCAGGCTGCTGTTCGCCAGAATGCCCTTCATAATGATCGGCAGGATTGGCGTATCTGGCCCGAGCGTCTGGAGCAGACCCACGAACTGCTGCTGCTCGTACTCACGCGCAATGATGCCCAAGGTCGCCGTCGGGATGAAGCGCATGTCCACCGTCGGATACCGCTCCGGATCGAACTGCATGTACCGCCACGCAGCCTTATTGATGAACGGAATCAGAAAGTCTTCCTGAAAGTTCACCAGCGTGCGCTTGTACTTCTTGATGATGGTGGCAACCGCCAGCGACATGCCCTGCCCGTCGCGGCTGGATTGAGTCACCATGCCCTGACTATCCAGCGTGCCGGTGGCTTGCAGCAGCATCCGCTCAAAGTTCTGCGCCGTCGTCAGATTCGTCGGGTCAGTGTTGCCGAACTTGAACGGGAACAGAATCTCTTGCGGCGGGCCATTGGTCAGCACGGCCTTACCCGGCTTGATTTCAAATTTGACCCCACGCGGCAGGCGAGTAGCGTCCATCGCCATCATGGGCGAGGTGGTCAGTGCCAGACTGTCCAGATGGCTGCGAATCTGCGCGTCAATCGCCTTCTGCATGTTGTAGGCTTTTTCGATTGTACCGCGCCCCAAAAGCCGATTCGGAACCGTATCGTCCTGGTACAGCATCACCGGACGATCCTGCATCATGTACGGGTTTTCTTCTGCCTTGAGCAGCACGCCGTTGTTGGCAATCACTACGATTGCCTCGACCATATCGGCATACTCTTTCTGGTCGTCCTGCGGCGAGAACAGTTCAACAACCTCCTCGCCATCCTGCTTGCTCAGGTTCTCCAGCAACTCACGCGGCACCAGCCCGTAGTACGTCAGCAGCAGTACCTTGTCGTCTTGGTACTGCACGATCTCCTGCGTCGGCTCCAGTCTGTCATCCTCATAGGCCGAGCCAATGTCCACCTTCCGGTAGACGCCTAGTTCCTGATTGCGGATGATCTTGTGGATTGCCGTGTACTTCTCAATCGCCACGCCCATGCAATCTTCAATGCTGGTGCCGTTGGGATCGAACAGGAAGTTCTTGGGGTTGACCGGGACGATCTTGACCGCCACCCGGTTCTTCTCGACCACCCCCGTCGCGGCGGTACCGACCTCGCCGGGAATCGGGCGCGTGGCAGGCTCGAAAATCTTCTCGGTCGTGACCACGATCTCACCAATGCCCGACCCGTAAATCTCGGCCATCAACTCGATCTGGTCAATCGACTTGCGAATCTTGTCTACCTTGAAATCCTCCATGAGTTGAACCTTGATGGCCTCAACGTCCAGCGGATTCCCATCGACATCCTTGATGTCGTCCTCAATGTCGAAGAACTCGCCCTGCCCGAAGATCGCTTCCATGATCTCGGCATGGCGCGTCTCGACCGCCTGCTGCGTGGCTGGCGTCACAATCCGGCTACGCTCCGAATCTCGCGTCTTGTCCTCTGCCGCCCATTCGCCCCGGAAGATACGCTCGTATTCTTCCCATTTCTCAAGGAAGTTCGTGTCGCGGTAGTCGCGCCACCGTTCGCAGTGATCCATGACAAAGGCCACCAGCGCCTTGTCGTCTTGGGACTCCTGCGATTCTTCCTCGAATTGATCCATCAAACCCCCGCCACAATATCAATCGGCTCCCAATCCTCGGAAGCATCCTCAACGAAGTAACTGGTCACCGCCAACTGATCCATGTAACTCAGCGCATCTGGCAGATCATCATGCACGCCCTGGGCCGGGAACATCAGCAACTGATCCGTGAAGTCATCGAAGTCCTCGTCCTCGTTCAGAACGATCCTTCCATGCTCAAACCGGCCCTGCAAGCCCCAGATGATCCGATCCGCCTTCTTCCTGTTCCCGTGCGTCAGGTCAACAATATGCGAATACACATTGTTGCTACGCATCATATCGCTCAGGTACGGCAGCACCGCATTCTTGAGCGCACCCTTCTCGATTCCCATGCTGATCGGGCGGTAGTCCCGGATCACAGCCAGTAGTTTACCAGCGGTTTCCTTGATATCCCACCGCCCGTGCTTGATTTCCTTGACCCACCACGTTCCGTCGTCGGTCACCTTCACAATCGCAATGGCCGATTCGTCCAGCCGCTTCTTGCTGTGCGCCGCCTGCCTTGCCACCTCCTCAAAGCCCGCCAGATCAACCGTCACATACCAACTGCCGTCCTTCGGTTCCGGCCCGTACTTGATCCACTCCTCGCGGAAGATGTCACTCCCCGCGTTATTGAAGCTCGCCATGTACTCCTGCTTGAACGCAAAGGTAGACATCGTTTTCTTGGCGCTGGCAATCTCCGCCGCGTCAATCATCGGATTGTCCGCCGTGGTGAAGTGCCACGATTTCCAATCCGCGTCCACCTCGTCCTGGCCCAGCTTCCACAGATCGTAGAACCAGTTGCGCCCCTTCGGCGTCCCCAGAAACAGCGCCCGACCCTTCTTGTCCGACAAGGACGCCCGGATAACCTGCTCCCACACGCCAGCCTTGATGTCCGCCGTCTCGTCCAGCACCGCAAAGGTCAGGCTGACACCCCGCAAGGTATCCGGCCTGTCCGCGCCCCGGACATATATCCGCGCACCGTTGACCATCGTAATGTCGAGGTTATTCACATGGCTAGACTGAATCACCTCCCTCCCCAGGTCAAGCAGCAAGTCCCAGATAATCTGCCGCGACTGCCCCATCGTCGGACTCACATACAGCACCGCTGACCCCGGCGGACACTTCAACGCCTCCACAATGAGCATGATGGCGCATAGCCGCGACTTCCCGCACCGCCGACCCGCCGCCACCACCTTGAACCGCGACGGGCTGAGGTAGACCTCTTTCTGCCAGTCGAGGAGTTTGAAGTTCAGGTCGGCCATTATTGGATTTCGACGTTGTGTGAGTGCCCACTATTGACTGACGCCGCGCCATTGACTTCGCCAGTAGTGTTTACCGGCGTGACGTCAATCGGAGACAAGTCCAGCGTCTCCCCGCCGACACTGACGCTCTCGCCAATGCCCGTGATATTGATCGTCACCGCTGACCTTGCCGCCACGCCCTTCTCAAACAGACTCACCGGCAACATGCGGTCCATGCAGAGTTTGATCATCGCCGCCTGAGCCGGGTGGTCGTCGTTCATGGCAATCTGC